CCTCTTGGTAGTCATTCCAGGCGGCACCACCCCTGTTTGACCCTCCCTAGCCACTGGCAGTAGAATCTCTACATGGGCGAACCCAAGCCATTCTATCAAAGCTACACCTTCTGGTTTGGCATCATTCAGTACATCCTGAGTGTGCTGGCGCAGACGGGGGTTATTTCTGCTGACGTGCTCCCGCCTGGGGTGTTGATGACCACAGGCACGGCCACACTCGCCCTCCGCGCTCGCACCACTGGCCCCATCACACTCCGCTAGGAGGCATTCATGGCACTGGTCACTGCAACAGGAACTTGGACGGTCTTGCCAGGGCTCGATCTGGCCGACGCAGCCAAGACGGCGCCTAATCCAGCTAACTACCGAGACCTCAATTTGGAAAATATCAAAGTAGCTGGCCTCCCAGAACTCCAACAGTTCATTGAGCTGGTTGGGGTAGGGTATGGCATTGGCTATCAACATGCCAAGGCGCTTGTCTATACCCTCATGACCCTGGAGATGGGGCGAGGGGATCAGCGGCGCAACGATTCGTACGCCAACTAGGCAGTGGAGGAAACATAACCATGGCCATCACGGCAATCACAGGAACCTTCGGTGTCCCGGTCCTTACGGCTCCCTCCGGTCGATTGACTGTTGGAGAACAGGATGGCGGCACGGGGGTGTCCTTCACCGACATGGAAAGTACCAATGCCATCTTCAATGCCATTGCGCGGCAGCAAGCCGGGCAGGGTGGGGTGCAGGATCTCACCAAGGTCATTGGGAAGGCGCGGGAAGACTTTGCGGCTGGCGGGGTGAACTGGTCTAATCGTACCGTCGCCCAGTATTTCCACTGCCTTCTGACTGAGATGTTGCGTCATCCGCAGACCACAGCGGACAATCTGACGACCTCTCCGTAAGGATCGCACCACGATGGGGCTCCATGCGGCCACCCCTCGTCCAGGGGTGAAAGAATGGACCAACCCTCGCAATGGGCTCCATGTCATGGAGCTGCACTACACGGCTGCGGCCGAGAAGCGCCCACCACAATGGGCCGCTTCTGAACGCCCCAAGCACCTCCCACGGGATTGGAACAGGGAATACGAGATTGCCTGGACCGTCCCGGAGGGAGAGCCGGTCGTGCCCGAGTACTCGGCCCAGGTGCATGAGCGCCGGCTGCTGGTACGGAAGGGGTGCCGGCTGCTGCGGGGATGGGATTTTGGCTACGTGTCCCCGGTGGTGCTGTTTGCCCAGTGGTGGCCAACGGGGCAGTTGGTATTCTTGGCCGAGCTATGCCCCTTCAACACCCCGTTGGATCAGCTCATCCCCATGACCCATGCCATCACGGTGGATTTGGTTGGTCCCTTCGAGGCCACCCGTGCCTACGATGCCGGCGATCCTGAGGTGGAGTCACAAACAGACCTCGGGAGCATTGCCAGCGTGTTGTCGCGCTATGGCATTCGAGTGGCAAGTAGTCGTCCTGGCACCGAGGTGTCCTATGGGCAATTCCGCAAACGCTTCACGCAATCCGTCTTCGTGCCTGGACAGGGATTAGAGCCCCAGGTGCTCGTGGATCCAGTAGGGTGTCCTAACCTAGCCGAGGCCCTCCGCGGGACATTTCACCTCTCTCCCCACCCTCCCTACAAACCCGTGAAGGCCCATCCCCACAAGGACTTGTGTGATGCGGCACGGTATTTGTCGGATAACTTAGATGGAAGCCAGCGGGATTACCAATCTATGTTAACAAAAATGTCCACGGCCGATGTCGACCAATACAAGGCACCAGCAGGATCGATTGTCGATGATGCCAGTTGGATGACAGGAGGGGTTCGATGAAGATGCGCCATGTGGATAGGCTGTTGTTGTCTGATTCATCCCACCCATCCCACCTCGCCCGCTTCATGCTGGTGGGCTTTATCCTGGGTATTGTGCTCTTTGCTCTCAGTGCCCAGGTGTGGGGGCAGGACACCCGGATGGGCGATTTGCGCCTCAAGACAGGGACAGAGCAGAACTACAACGACAACATGTCGGTTATTGCCAACTGGGCCGACCGGCTGTCGTTTGCAGACGAGGTGATTCGTCCAACCTATTGGCAATGGTTGGATGGGTATTTGCCATTAGCCCTCCACCATCACGGCATTATCTACTGTCGTGATTGTGTGGCCGGGAGTGTGCCCTGTGCCCAGGGGACTGAAGCGGCCGATGGGGCATGGGCTCGCGCAAGGGCACCATTATTTGACGAGTGGGAATGCGCCACCATGAATGGAACCGGCGGAGGTGGCGGTGGGGACATCACGGATGTCTGGACGTGTAGTAGTGGGGATTGCAGTGATTTGACCGCCACCACCGGGGACATCCTCAATGCCACGGGAGCAGACACTACCGCTCCATGCAAGTTAGGTATTATTGTTCCACCGACCTGTACTCAAGGACAATGCTTCCAAGAACTTGAGTCGGAGCGCGAACTCTGCTGGTGCGTGGCGACCAACACCTGGGAATGTTGGGATGCCAATGGAGGGACCGTTACGCAAATTGACACCGGCTATGGGTTGACGGGTGGGCCGATCACAACGGTTGGAATCATCAGTGTACTGATCCAAAATGGCCCCTGCACAGGAGATGACAAGCTGACTGCGGAGGTGGATGGGCTCTACTGCCGCAGCGATGAAATTGGTGGCGGTGGTGGAGGAGGAGACATCACCGACGTATGGACGTGTAGTAGTGGAGATTGTAGCGATCTGACCGCAACCACAGGGGATAAGTTGAATGCAACAGGTGCCGATACGACCGCCCCCTGTAAGACCGGCACCACCCTGCCCGCCACCTGTACAGAAGGGCAATGTTTCCAAGACACTAATGCGCTCGATGAAGTATGCTGGTGTACGGCGACCAATGTCTGGACCTGTTTTGCTGACGGCGATACGGTGAATCAGCTCGTCAATGCCTCGTTCATTACCCGCGTACCCGAAGTCGAGCTGAACAACGAAACCGCATTGTCCCTTCTCGCGACTGGATTGCTGAAGAACACTACCACTACAGGCATTCCTACTATCTATGCTGGAACCACCTGTGCCGGCCAAGCCATCCAGACCCTTGATGCCAGTGGAGCCGCGACCGCGTGTATATCGGCCGGGGGCATCATCGGTGAGACCTTTGGGATGTGCATTACCATCCAGGGGGTCATTGCCGCCGACGACAGTGTGGAGTTCTGGGGAGCCACCCGGGCCAGTCGTCTTATCTCAGTGTCGTGCCATTGCGACAGTGGGTGTACGACCAAGCCACGGCTGACCTTCATTGATCGGGTGGGGAATCCCATCGACCTAGCGGCTCCGGCCTATGCGGAGTGCGAGACGGGTACGGCTGACTCTACCTTCCGCCTCTTCGACACCGGAGACACTGATCGGGATTTGGCCCTGGGCGAAGGGGTTCAGTTGAATGTCACCAACACTCCAGCAGCACCAGAGAAGGTAATGATATGCCTGCGATTCTCTATATTGTCGTAGTATTGTTATCCCCTACCCTCAGCCACTCCTTCGGCAGTGGCGGGGATCAATTCCACCGTTGTCTACGGCATGGCGATGCTATTGACTGGAGTAATGACAATCGCTTCATTGCCGTGTACACGGCGGAAGATCGTCGGCATCTCACAGTACCATTAGATGATATTACTGCTTATGACAATAATCTAGCTGTAAGCAGTGGCACATCGTTTGATGCTGTAGATATAAAGCATGGATGCCAGGCGCTTAATTTTCCTGGTGGCACCGGGCAGCTCGCTTGTTTTACTAGTAACAACTGTGACAAGGATGATTTCTGCTTTATTGAGCGTGATTTTACCATTGCCTCTTGGATTCGCCTTAATAGTGCGCCGACCGCCACCGCGACCTGGTGGGGAAATGATCAGACAAAGGGAGTGTTTAATAGTGGAATTATTCTTGGTATGGATACTATGCTCCATTGGCGCTTTGTTATTGATCCATCCGCCGCGGCGGATGAAGTGATCCTGACTAGTACGAATCCCACGACCGTGGGGACATGGACCCATGTGGCAGCACGGTTTACCCATATTATTCCTCTTGGAAACATGGAACAAATTTTTGATGGCGTGGTGGATAGTACCACCACCGCTGCCGCCTCGGTGTCTGCCTGTGGTGCAACGAATGGCGGAATTGGGATGCCGCCCCAATCATTGAACATGCGCTTTGATGACATGGTATTCTTTAATGGCTTCTTGTCAGACATTGATATTTGTCGCATTGCCGTCTGTGGCATTCGGGGCGATGGCTGTCGGTGTGATTGGCTGGGGACTCCTGCCAACTACCTCATGCGCTATCGGCATAGCAGCGAAGGAGGAGAGCTGTCCTGTACCCTCCCCGCGTGTGACAAGTCCACTCCGGATTGATAGAAACCCCCCGTGCCCTCCTCCACCCATCCCAATCTTGTCACCACCGACCGTGGGCGTGAGTTTGCCATGCGCTTGGCCGACCGCGCCAAGACCATCCGTGAAGGGAAGATCCAATGGCGCGAGAAGGCACTGCGGCATTGGCGAATCTGGGAAGCCAAACGGGACAGTAGTGCCGGGTACAATGGACGGTTGCAGTTGTATCTCCCCGTCGGCCGGCGCGTGCTAGAGAATTGGGTGTTGAAGCTCTATGGAGATATGTTCCCCAAGAGTGGCCGGTGGTTTCAAGTCAAAACCGATGGGATGACGCAGGAGAAGCTCGTCCCTCCTGTGCAGGCATACTTTGATAAGTGCATTAAAGAATACATGCACGTTCGTCGGAGGATGGTGCCCTGGCTCCGCACTCTCGTCACGGTAGGGACAGCCGCCCGCGAGATTGGATGGAAAGTCGAGGAACTCCCCATCCCCGTGTTGCGCCACCTCCGGGACAAAGAAGGGAATCTGACCGACCAGATCGCCGAGGAAATCCAGAAGGTCGTCCACTACCTCGGCCCCACCTGGCGTACCGTCTCCCCCTTCCAGCTCCATGTCTGGCCCTTCACAGCCATGGATACTGGAGAAGCGGAGATGGTGTTCGAGGATGTGTTGGTGGAGCGGGATCGCATTGCCTTGTTGGGTCGCACCCCCATCGACCCCGCCGATCCCTCCGCTGGTCGGACCTTCGAGAACGTCGAAGAGGCCTTGTCTCTGTTGGCTAGCAGTGGTGGAAGTACGGTGTCCAGCGAGACCGAAGAACGCTTTGCCCAAGAACAACAGCGATTGCGCGCCCGTGGATTCCTCACCCGTGTCGACACCGACCGGCGCCTCCCGGTCCATGTCCTCGATGTCGCCAAGTACATGATCAAGACTGCTCCATTGTCCGACGATGATGCTGAGTTAAGTGGCGGCGCCCCGCTCTGGTACAAGGTGGCCATTGCCGGCGACACCATTCCACTCCAAGTCCAACGCTCTCCGTGGTGGTTCATGGGGCCATCCATCGACGCCAGTAAATTTGTCGAAGTAGAGGGAGAGTTCTGGGGTTATGGGTTGCCGGAGGTATTCGAGGGGCTCCAATACTGGACCAACGATGTGATGAACCAGGCTGGCGATGCCCTTACCTGGTCGATGAATCCTATCATTGCGGTGGATCCGGCTGCCGTCCAAGACCCCAACTCCATCCGCATGCGCCCAGGGGCCAAGTGGCTGGTCCGGAACCCCACGTCATCCATCTTTCCCCTGGAACCACCCAAGGAGACCCCTGCCCTTGGACTCGCCACGATGGCCCAACTCATTGCCCTCATCAACGATGTGAGCAATGTGGCTCCCTTCAGTGGCGTGGGGGCGAGTGGTCCCAGACAACGTGGCCGTGCCCTCAACACGGCCGAGGGCATGCAAATCGTGCTATCCGAGTCGCTGGTGCAGGTCAGTGCCGTGTTGGAGCATGTCGAGGATACGGTCCTGAACCCGACCCTCCAGAAGATGTGGGCCGTCACCCAGCAGTGCTATGATAGAGAAGTATTTCTGGAGACGCAAGGGCCAGCCGCGGCACAATTAACAAGATACCTATTCACTCGCAAAGACCTCGTAGGTGACTTTCGTTTCCAGTGGCTTGGCTCTACCTCCTCCTTCAACATGCAAGTGAAGGCCCAGCAGATGTTGCAGTTCTTGCAAATCATCGGGCGCTTCCCCCCTGAGTATTGGCAGGCCCAGGGAGTGCAGTTGGATGTGGTGCATGTCATCCGTACCCTGTGGGTGGAGGGCTATGGGAGTGCCGACGGGGATCGCGTCATCCGTCCCATCGACCAGACCATTTCCATCGACCCGTATGTGGAGAATGCCCTCTTCCACGCCGGTCGTGGAGAGGAAGTGCGCGTGTCCCCAGCCGACCAGGACGAGAAGCACCTGCAAATCCACGACCACGCGGTGCAGGATCCCGAGCTGTCGGCGGCGGGGCATGAGTCATTGCTGCTTCACATTCGGCGTCACTTTGCTAGTATGTTGGCCAAACAACAGATGCAACAACAGCAAGGTATGATGCAAGCTATACAACAGATGCTTCCTGGGGGTGGAG